AAAGAACAAGGTCACGTAGCCAACACGTATTACAAAGTCAGCGTAGGAGTTTTTCTAAAGGAGGCTTAGGTAAGTGGTTTGGTGAAGAATGGACAGACGTTAAGACAGGTAAAGAATGTGGGCGTAGTTCAGCCAGTGACTCAAGTAGACCATACCCAGCGTGGAGGCCGAAGAAAGTTGCCTCAAAAATATCCAAAAAAGAGGCACAGAAAAAGACAGGACCATCTAAAGTTAATTGGTCAACAACAGCATCAGGAAGAAAGAGAACATAGTTATGAAATTTAAACCTTGTCCAGGGTGTAAGACCCCAGCTAAGTGTGCCAAAGAAGGCTGTCAGAAAGAAAAGACAGGCATGGCTAATGGTGGCATGGCTTCCAAGAAGAAAGACTATATGGCTATGGGTATGTCCAAAGGCGGCATGACCAAGAAGAAGGGTTACAACAAAGGCGGTTACTGTGGTGCCTCTAACCCAGCTGAGCGCCCAATGAAGAAGAGTTCATAATGGCACAGAAGTATTACCATAAATATAAAAACGCACTTGAAGCTAAAGGTTATCGTGTAGACGAGCACGGCTATGTGTGGGATTCTATGGGTAATCAGTCTGCAGGTGAAGACAACTACGGTAACGTACAAAGTAAAGACCCTAATGTTAATGCTATCTGTCAAGAAGCAGAGCAAGGGTTTTTAGCTAAGCTAACTAAGCCTGTAAAGAAAGCAGTCAAGAAAGCTGCACCTAAGGGTATGAAACGTGCACGTAACGCTAAAGGTCATTACGTTGCAGATGATCCTACTACACCAGAAAACGAAGCTTGGGTGGAAGATAAGTAATGCAGCTAACGCAGGGTAAAGCATCACGTAGACGTTCAGTGTATGGACACAACAGCGGTACAACCGTAGAGGATGTGTATGTATGCCCTGCTAACTGTGTTGCTGAGGTTACGTATATCCTTGTAGCTAATGCTGGTGGTTCTACTAATGATGTTACTATTCAGTGGTATGTAGCAGCAGACACATATACGTCACAGTTTTTGAATGACAAAAGCTTAGCTGGTGGTGGATATCACGAGTTTCCTGACATTGATCTAGTACTACAGGCAGGTGACAAGATTCAGGTTGAGCCTGGTGCTGCTGGACATATTGATAGTATTGTTACTGTAACTGAAACGTTTGTCCCAGTAGGGTGATAACGGGTATTCCTAAATAGCAATTCTAAAAGGCCCAGTATTGTAGTATAACTATATGTGTTTCCGTTAACATAAGGAGTACATATAATGGAACTAGTAATTTCTGAATCATCAAAGTGGGCCACTAATTTTAAGGCTTGGCTGGTCAAAGTGTTTAACGCAATGATTGAAGCACGTCAACGTCAAGCTAATGCACGTATCGCAGAGATGCACCTATGGCGTATGTCTGACCGTGAGCTAAACGATATTGGTATTGGACGTGGTGACATCAAGCGTATCGTAAAAGAAGGTAAGTAATGTTCTATACTTGTTTGAGGAGGCAGTATGGACCCAGTTACAATCATAAGCGGGGCCACTGTCGCCTTTAACGCCCTGAAGAAAGGCTTTGCTATAGGCAAGGACTTACAAGACATGGGTAGCCAGCTAAACAAGTGGGCTAGTCACATGGCTGACTTAGGGCAAGCTGAGAAGCAAGTTAAGAATCCTCCTTGGTGGAAGTCACTTGGTGGTTCTATAGAATCTGAGGCTATGGAAGTTTTTGCAGCTAAGCGTAAGGCAGAGTCAATGCGCAAAGAGTTGAAGGACTATATAAGTTTCACGATGGGTCCATCAGCATGGGATGAGCTTGTAGCTATTGAAGCTAAGATTAGGAAGCAAAAGAAAGATCATGAGTATCGTAAGGCTGAGCTACAAGAAGCTATCATAACTTGGACAGTAACAGGTTTGCTTTTAGTGTTAGGTTTTGGTGTATTGGGATTCGTACTTTATCTGGTGGCATAAGTAAACAAGGCAATAAGTACTACGCCTTTGACAAGGATGGTAATATACTCATCATTACCACTTACAAAAGAATAGCTGAGAATATCGACAGGAAAGCTAATGGCAAAAAATCTAACAGAAAATCAACAAAAGTTTCTCGAAGTACTGTTCGATGAGGCTGGTGGTGACGTAGTTAAAGCTAAGAAGCTTGCTGGTTACAGCGATAACACACCTACACGTCTTATTGTAGATGCCTTGAAAGATGAGATATTCGATGCTACTAAAACGTATATGTCTCGTATTGGTCCTAAGGCAGCTGTAGCATTTGGTCAGGCTCTTGTTGATCCTACAGAGTTAGGAGTAAAAGAAAAAATGCATGCAGCAAAAGAAATACTTGACCGTGCTGGTGTTGTAAAAACAGAAAGAGTAGAAGTGCAATCTTCAGGTGGGTTGTTTATTCTACCGCCTAAAGATAGTGATGATACGGATAACTAAAGCAAAAGAACGTGAAAGCTTAGGTTACTGGATGTTGCCTAAGCCTGATTTCAAAGTAAAAAGATGGGAGCGAATCCCACGTCTAACACATCAGATACCTTTCGGGTATGAGATTGATCCTGAGGATGAAGACTGGCTAAAGCCCATCTCTAAAGAGTTAGAACTATTAGAGCTTGCAAAGAAACACTTAAAGCAGTATAGTTATAGAGAAGTAGCTGCTTGGTTGTCTACACAGTCAGGAAGACGCATATCTCACTCAGGGTTAAGAAAGCGTATAGATGTCGAAAGAAAACGTAAATCACTTGCTGCAATTAAACGCAAGCTTACCGAACGGTACAAAAAAGCGCTCAAGCAGTACGAGATACTCGAAAAAGAAAGAGTCGGCTACTACACCTACGCTGAAGAAGACAACGACACAGGAGACGAAACCAGCGGAAGTAAAACCAGCTGAGTTCGATCCAGTAGCAGCACAAGAGGTAGTCTTTAAGCCTAACCCAGGGCCACAGACACAATACCTAGCGTCTAGTGAACGTGAAGTACTATATGGTGGGGCAGCTGGTGGTGGTAAGTCTTATGCGACTCTAGCAGACCCTCTACGTGATATGAACAACCCAGACTTTAGTGGTCTACTTGTACGTCACACAACTGAAGAGCTACGGGAACTCATACAGAAAAGCCAAGAGTTGTACCCTAAAGCTATTCCTGGTATTAAGTGGTCAGAGCGTAAGTCTCAGTGGACTACACCAAGAGGAGGACGACTCTGGATGTCCTACCTCGACAAAGACACAGACGTTATGCGCTACCAAGGTCAGGCGTTTAACTATGTAGCTTTCGACGAACTTACTCAGTGGAACAGTCCGTATGCGTGGAACTACATGCGTTCACGTTTACGTAGTAGCTCTAAAGAGTTAGGCTTGTACATGAGAGCCACAACCAACCCAGGCGGTCCAGGTCACTCTTGGGTAAAGAAAATGTTCATTGACCCAGCGCCTGCTAACAGTCCCTTTTGGGCTACTAACATTGAGACAGGTGAAACACTAGCGTTTCCTCCAGGACACAGCAGAGCAGGAGAGCCGCTATTCAGACGCAGATTTATCCCAGCTAGTCTATTTGATAACCCGTATCTAGCTGAGGGTGGAGACTACGAAGCAATGCTTCTATCTCTACCAGAGCACCAAAGAAAACAACTTCTTGAGGGTAACTGGGATATTAACGAAGGTGCAGCCTTCCCAGAGTTCAACAGAACTATACACGTTGTTGATCCCTATGAGATACCTCAATCGTGGGCTAAGTTCAGAGCTTGCGACTACGGTTATGGTTCTTTTACTGGGGTAGTGTGGATGGCTGTAACACCTTCAGAACAACTGGTTGTATACCGAGAGCTATACTGCTCAAAAGTCACGGCATCAGACCTAGCTGATATGATTCTGCAAGCAGAGGCTAATGACGGTACAATCAGATACGGCGTGTTGGACTCTTCTTTGTGGCACAACCGAGGTGACACTGGCCCATCCTTGGCAGAGCAGATGAACATGAAAGGCTGTAGATGGAGGCCTTCGGATCGCTCAAGAGGCTCTCGTGTTTCAGGCAAGAACGAGATACACCGCCGATTACAGGTAGACGAGTTTACTGAGGAGCCAAGGCTCGTATTCTTCTCTTCCTGTACGAACATAATAGCGCAGCTGCCGTCTATACCTCTAGACAAGAAGAACCCAGAGGATGTAGACACAAATGCAGAAGACCACTTGTATGATGCTTTGCGTTATGGTATTATGACAAGACCTCGTAGTTCTATATGGGACTACAACCCAGCTAAACAACGTTCTGGCTTTCAAGCGTCAGACTCAACTTTCGGGTACTAATACATGGCAGATATTGATGATCTAAACTTTGATACGGATGAAGTTATTGCTGCAGAAGATGGCAGCGATAAACTGTTTGATTCTGTCAGTAGCGTAGTTACATATGTTAATGAGCGATATAAACGTGCAGAAGATTCTCGTTATGCTGATGAAGAACGTTGGATGAAAGCTTACAGAAACTATCGTGGTATGTACGGCCCTGACGTACAGTTCACCGACACAGAGCGCTCACGTGTATTTGTTAAAGTAACTAAAACTAAAACACTAGCTGCGTATGGTCAGATCATCGACGTACTTTTCGGTAACAACAAGTTTCCTCTATCTGTAGACCCTACAGTTCTACCTGATGGTGTAGCTGAATCTGTACATATTAACTTAGACCCTAATGCAGAACAAGCAGGTGATGACCTAAAAAATACATTTGGTAAGACCTCAGCGCCTGTGCCCCTGATTGGTGATGACGGTAAGCTACAGCCTGGTGAGACTATTATTGATCTACAGGAACGTCTAGCTGGTATGCGTGACAAACTAAACCCTGTAAGTGAGAAGCTCATAGAGGGCGCAGGAACGACTCCAGGAAGCGTTACTTTTCATCCAGCTATGGTAGCAGCCAAGAAGATGGAAAAGAAGATACACGATCAGCTGAACGAGTCTGGGGCATCAAAGCACCTACGTAGTATGGCCTTCGAGATGGCCCTCCTTGGTACAGGTGTAATGAAAGGACCGTTTGCTGTAGATAAAGAGTACCCTAACTGGAACGAAGAGGGTGAGTATGAACCAGTAGTTAAGACTGTGCCTGAGTGTAATCACGTATCAGTTTGGAACTTTTATCCAGACCCTGAAGCTAAATCTATGGATGAGGCAGAGTATGTAGTTGAGCGTCACAAGATGTCTCGTAATCAGCTACGTGCATTGAAGGGTCGTCCTTACTTCCGTGATGAGTCTATCGAAAACGCAATCGCACAAAGCCCAGACTATACGCTTAAGCACTGGGAAATGAAAATGGAAGACGACGACACTCAGCCTCAGTCAGAGCGCTGGGAAGTTCTAGAGTTCTGGGGCTTTGTCGATACAGAAATCCTAGAAGATAATGGCGTTAAGATTCCACGTGAATTGCGTGACCTTGTAGAGATCAGCTGTAACATCTGGATTTGTAACGGTGAAGTACTACGTATGGTACTAAACCCATTCAAGCCTTCACGTATCCCTTACTATGCAACTCCTTACGAACATAACCCCTATTCATTCTTTGGTGTAGGTATCGCTGAGAATATGGACGATACACAGACATTGATGAATGGCTTTATGCGAATGGCTATTGACAATGCTGCTTTATCTGGCAACCTTATCATCGAAGTGGACGAAACCAACTTGGTGCCAGGACAAGATTTGTCAGTGTACCCAGGGAAGGTGTTTAGGCGACAAGGTGGTGCACCTGGACAGGCCATCTTCGGTACGAAGTTCCCCAACGTGGCACAAGAGAATATTCAACTATTTGACAAAGCTAGGGTCTTAGCTGATGAAAGTACAGGCTTTCCTTCGTTCGCTCATGGACAAACTGGAGTCAGCGGCGTTGGTCGGACTGCCTCTGGTATTTCTATGCTTATGTCTGCTGCTAATGGCTCTATTCGTTCAGTAGTTAAAAACGTAGATGACTACTTGCTTGGTCCACTAGGTAAAGCATTCTTTAGCTTCAACATGCAGTTTGACTTTGATGAGTCAATCAAGGGTGACTTAGAAGTTAAGGCTTCAGGTACAGAGAGCTTGATGTCTAACGAAGTACGCTCCCAGCGCCTAATGCAGTTCCTACAGGTAGCGTCTAACCCAATGCTAGCACCGTTTGCTAAGATGGATTACGTTATCCGTGAGATTGCTAAGAGTATGGACTTAGACCCTGACAAGGTGACTAACTCTATGCAGGATGCAGCTATCCAAGCTGAGCTGTTTAAGAAGTTCGCTCCAGAGCAACCACCTCAGCCAGGACCAGAAGCAGCGCCTGAAGGTCAAGCTCCAGCAGGTGCAGACGTACAAGACACAACTGGCTCAGGTGGAGGTCAGATGGGTACAGGTACAGCACCACAACCAGGTGAACAAGGATTTAGTGGGAACGTAGGCTAATGTCAGGTATCGCTCGTATTCTAGCTAAAGAGCTAAGCTCAGCACTGGGCATTATCGACAACCCTAAGTATAACCCTATGTTCAAGCAGACAGATGAAGTATTGTCTGACGTAGCTGATCCTAGTGATCCTACAGTTGCACGATTCTATAGCCCACTAGAAAGTGCTATTGACGAAGCGCCTATCGGTAAAGAGGGTACACGTGGTGAGAACATCGAAGCGTTTGTACGTAAACGTGCACCTAAAGTCACACAAGCTGAGATGGAGTATCGTGGGTTAGGACTAGAGCCTGACGCTAAGTATACAAGAGAAGCTTTGTCTGGCATTAGGCGAAGGGAAGACGCAGATCAGATACTTAACGATTTTGAGACTATTAATAATTACTCATACATTGAAATAAGTGATAGTTTAGACAACTGGATTTATAACAATAACCCTAAAGCTTTAGATAAAATGATGAGACTAGGGAGTATGTATGATGACTACAGACAAGAAGTTCAAGATCATTTAAGTTATCTTTTTGACGGTAAAAAAATACCAGTTCAACGCATAGAAGGTTACGCAGACCCCTTCGCAAAAAAGAAAAAAACTGTAACGACTATTGATGTTGATGATGTTATAGCTATAGGGAACCCTACTGAACGTGAGGTCATCACAAAACAACCTGATACAGGACGGTATATATCTTATAGTGTATTAACTGATGATATTTTAAAACCTTTAGAAGTTAAGGCTGTTAAAAAAGGTTCTCGTTACCGTAATATGCAACGTCAAAGTTCTTTACTGGACAAGGAGTTGGATTATACTGAGTTGGGGTTAGATGCTTCTGAGGATTTGGGATACACTACACATTTTGGTCCTTCTAACCTAGCTCATACACGTTATAGCTTGCGTGGTGGTGATGAAGGTAATTACATACTTATTGAAGAGCTACAGTCTGACCCCTTACAGAATGTAGTAGATGATGTAGCTGCATATACAAAGAAAACTACTGAAGAGATGGATGCAGAAGTATCTGAAATCTTAGAGCAGCTTGAATTTATTATAGAGTCTGAAGGTAGTGGATATCCTGATAAGGCTATAAAAGACTTAAAGTCATACATCTATGACACGGTAATACCTACACGTAAAAATAAGACACTTTCTGATAAGCAGAAAAAAGACATATTTAAAGAAGCTTTAGACGATATTGGAGTAAAGCCTAATATCATTACACCTCAAGGTAGCTTATCTCACGTAGCAAGTGAAATTGTAGGACGCGAGTTTGAATTTGAAGGACATATGTACTTACCTGATCTTTCAGATATGTTATTTGAGGCGGTAGAAACTGGACTAGGTAAAATGGAAACAGTTACTACTAAAAAAGACTTACCTGTTCAGCGTATCACTGACTCAATTCGTATGTCCCTACAGGCTATTATAGCAGACGCTAAAGGAAAAGGTGTAGATGAGATTGTCTTACCTCCTGTAGAAAAACTAGCAGAGCAGCGTTTTGACAAAGATGAGTTAGCTTCCAAGATTGCCAAGGGTTCTGCTTTCTATAACACCTACGTAGCAGCATATCAAAAGGTTCTCAAGCAGCTAAAGAACGAATTAGGTAATCAGGTTAAGGTAGGTAAGAAACCGCTTAACTATTATGTATATGACGATAAGAGTTATAAACAGTCTGTTGAAACAGTACAAGGTACACTACTAGACATTTCTAACTTGACTATTGATCCAACAAATATTAAACTACGCTTCAACAAAGGTGGATTAGTAGAGAGACCAACTAAATGAACTTAGGCGCACTAAAGAAGATCACAAATGACAAGCCTCTATGGGATGCTTACGTAGAATACCTAGATAGTAAGATTAGCGCAGCACATATCCGTATAGAGCAAAGCAATGACGCAGATGCAATGTATCGCATACAGGGCGAGATAGCTGCACTACGTAGATTAAAACTTATGAGGGAAGAAGTTAATGGACACAGCTAAGCAGACGCAGATGGCTTTCATGCTAGATGAAGGTGGTCTAAGTGATGATGGTACTACTGTGGACCCAGTGAGTGGCAATGAAGTGCCTCCTGGATCACTCGCTAAAGAAGTACGAGATGATGTCCCAGCGCAATTAAGTGAAGGTGAGTATGTAGTACCTGCTGACGTAGTGCGTTACTTTGGGGTCAAGTTCTTTGAAGACCTACGTAGTGCTGCTAAAGGTGGCATGATGGAGATGGAAGCTAATGGTCGTATTGGTGGTGAACCAGTAGCTATGACTATTTCTAATCAGACTGGCGGTGAGCTTACTCCTGAAGAACTAGCAGCAGTAGAACAAGCTACAGGTATGGCTCTAGGTGGCGTAGTACGTGCTTCTGATGGCACAGACGTAACGACAAACCCTGCAATGCAACCTCAGTTTACAGCACAAACGGGTTCAAGCATGTTCGCTCCTGGCTACCTAAGTCAAAACGTTATCAATCAAGCTCAAGGTACACAGCAGCGTACTGTATTCTTGTATCCACCTGATGGAGGTGCTCCTGTACAAGTTACTCTACCTGTAGAGCAAGCTAAATATGATGACTTAAAAGCACAAGGCTACACAGAGACACCTGTAGAAGTTAAGACTGAAGCACAAGCAAGTAGAGACGATCGTGGCCCTTCTGCACCTCCTCCTCAGCAACAAGAGTATGAGATTGACTTAGAAGGTTCTACATCAGAAGACCTAACTAAAGTAGCTAAGAGCATGAGCATTATGAGTAGTGTAGCTACAGCGTTTAGTAGTCTAACTGGCACTCCCGTAGGTATGGTTATCAATACAGGATTGGTAGCTAAATACAACGATATTGTTGAAGAGCTTAACAATCGTGGAGAGAACACAGAAGGCTTAGAGCGCAGAGGCTCTATCTTCGGAGGAGAGTCTAGTTTGTATGATAACCTTGGTGACACAAGCGGTGATGGTAATGTTAATTTTGGTGATACTTGGCTAGGTGACTTACTTGGTTTTGACGGTGAGTCAGGTGTACAAGGTCCAGGATTACGTGATTCATTTAGTGGCGCTCGTCGTACAGGCGGTGGCGGGGATAGTAGTACACCTACTCCGACACCTAGCGGCTCTGGATCGTCAGGCTCTCAGACTTTTGGTGAGGCGTTTGCAGCTGCACGTGCTGAACAAGGTGCAGGTGGTACTTTTGAATATGGAGGCAAGTCTTATTCAACAAATACTGCTGAAGATGAAGAACAAAATAACTTTAATCCAGACGGTTCTACTTAATAGTATAGAACCTATCCACATAACTATAAGGCTACCCAGCGCAGTGCTGGCCCCAACATAAGGAGAAACAAATGTCGGAAGCCCAAGTAGAAGTGCAATCAGCTGCACACCAACGTAACCAGGCTCGTGTCGCAAAGGACGAAGCAGAACTTGAAGCCCTACTTAAGAAAGCGCGTGGTGAGTCCGATGACGCAGAAGAGGAAGCGTCCCAAGAAGAGCAGGCTACTGAAGCGAAACCCGATAGCTCAAAGCCTGTCTCAGAACCAGTACAGACAGAGAGTCGTACCGAACAAAAAGAAGAACGTAAAGCTGAAGCACAAGAAGACTCTGGAGAGCTAAGTGCCGAAGAGAAGAACTTCAAGAAGCGGTACGGCGATCTTCGTCGTCACGTACAGGAGAAAGAGCAAGAGTGGAAAGTTAAGTTTGAGCAATTACAATCTCAACTTGATAAAGCTACAAAGAATGAGCTTGTACTACCTAAGTCAGAAAAAGACATTGAAGCTTGGGCTAAAAAGTATCCTGACGTAGCAGGTATCGTAGAAGCTATTGCAGATCGTAAAGCTTCAGAGCGTTCTTCTGACATTGATAAACGTTTAAAGGAGATCGAAGAGCTACGTGTAGATGCTAAGCGACAACGTGCAGAAGCAGAACTACTACAGATGCACCCTGACTTTGAGCAACTACGTGCAGATGATGAGTTCCACAGCTGGGCAGATGATCAGCCTAAGTGGGTACAAGATGCTCTATATGAGAACGCTGAGGACGCTAAGGCAGTAGGACGTGTTATTGATCTATATAAAGTAGACAAAGGCATCAAGACTACTGCTAAGTCTGCCTCAGATAAGAGTGCAGCCTCTTCTGTACGTACACGTAGTAGTACACAACCTACGTCTAACGACAGTTCTAATTACCTTCGTGAATCCGAAGTAGCTAAAATGTCCATTCGTGAATACGAAAAGCGACAAGAAGAAATCCTAGACGCACAGCGTTCAGGTAAATTTATTTATGATGTAACACGAAAATAGCTTGACAAGCTGTTAATCATAAGTAAAACTATAGCATATACACCTTATTAGTGTGTATGCTTTTACTAAAGCACTAGCCACACAAAAGAACTACCCTGACATATAGGCCCAGCGCTCTACGAAGATAGGCCAATCTGATTGAGCAAAGCTGACCACCCTAATATGAATGGCCTCTTTTCTATGTGGATATTGTGTTATACTCAACGCCATATCTATTATGAAAGGAAACTAACCTATGGCTATTACTTCCGCATCAGGAGGCTTTGACGGTAACTGGAGTCCAGTTATCTACTCCAAACAGGCACAGATTGCTCTACGTAAATCTGCTGTCACAAACGCAATCACAAACAACTCTTACTTCGGTGAGATCGCTAACCAAGGCGATGTTGTTCGTATTCAGAAAGAACCAGACGTAACTGTAAACGCTCTTGAGCGTCACACAGCTATTTCTGTCGAGAAGTTGAACGACGAAGACTTCTCTCTGACTATTGACCAAGCAAACTACTTCGCATTCAAAATGGATGACATCGAAGACCAGTTCGCAAACGTTGATTATGTATCACTAGCTGCTGATCGTGCCGCTTATAAAATGGCAGACGCGATGGACACAGACGTGATGCAGTACTTGTCAGGTCACACATCAGCAGGTGAGTATTCAACTGCAACATCTGGTGATGCGCAGCATGACACTGCAGGCAACCTAACAGGCGAGTTCCTAACAGCGAACCACCTAGACGCAACTGACTTCTCTAACTTGACTATCTCTTCTACAGCGACAGCAGGTGACTCAGTTCCTCTAGCACCACGTCTACCAGGCGCAACTGCATTGTCAGCAACAACTGTATCTCCTCTAACAGTCGTAGCTCGTATGGCTCGTAAGATGGACACACAGAACGTTGACTCACGTGGTCGTTGGATCGTAGTTGACCCAGTATTTATGGAAATGCTGAAAGACGAAGATTCACGCTTGTTGCAGTCTGACTGGGGTGGCTCTGGCCTAATGAACGGTTTGGTTATGAACAACCTACACGGCTTCCGTGTTTATGTTTCAAATAACCTACCATCAAAAGGTGATGGCGCAGGTACATCTGGTACAACAGCGCAGAACGACGACTACGGTGTTATCGTAGCTGGTCAGGAAGAAGCAGTAGCTTCAGCGGAGCAAATCAACAAAGTTGAGAACTACCGTGACCCTGATTCATTTGCAGACATCGTACGTGGTATGCACCTATATGGACGTAAAATCCTACGCCCAGAAGCGCTTATCACAGCACGTTACAACGCTGCTTAGTATTACATAACAGGTTGGGCTGGTCTTATCAAGAGGCTGGCCCAACTTTACTTTAAGGAATCGTTATGGCTAACTATGTTACTCTCATAAACCAAGCATTACGCCGTGTCAACGAAGTTGAGTTGGACATAGGTGGTGACGGCTTTAGTGACGCACGTAACTTACAAGGCCTTGCTAAGGATGCCATTAACTCGTCAGTACGAGAGATTCTGCAACACGCTCAAGAGTGGCCTTTTACTCTTACAACATATACGCAGACATTGACAGCAGGTACAGGTGTCTATGACTTTGCATCTGATGCATCTAAAGTAGATTGGGATACGTTCTATTTAAAGCGTTTATCTTCTAGGAATAACTCACCACAAAAACTACCAGTAATTACATATGAAGATTATATCCGTTTCCATCGCAGTAATGAGGAAGTAGGAGGTACAGACGCACGTACTACTCCTAGTAGAGTATATCAGACAGAAGACCTAAAGTTTGGCGTTACGCCTCTACCTGACGATGCATACGAGGTGGAGTATCGCTATTGGTCTTACCCTGAAGACATGACAACATACGATGATACTTGTATTATACCAGACCGTTTTAACACAGTGGTCATTGACGGTGCAGTTATGTATCTATTGAGATTCCGTGCTAATGAACAAGGCGCTGCACTACACCAGCAGAAGTTTGAGAAGGGTATGGACGACATGCGCCGACTACTCTTAGATACACCTCTCTATGTAACCTCCAGTATTCGCCCAGGTAGACATTTTAACGCACAGTCTGGTATTAAGTAATGGCAGATAACTTACGTACTTTTGCTGCTCCTTGTACGGGAGGTCTAGTGATTAACCAAGACCCTCTTACTCAAGGCGGTCAGATGTCAGGGTCAGCCTCACGTCTTATCAACTATGAGCCTGCCTTGAATGGCGGGTATCGTCGTATTAGTGGCTTTGATGACACCTACGGTGAAGTACCTGGTGAGGCTAACTCTCCTGTGTTAGGTGTGCATGTCTCAGCAGATATTAACGATGGTATCTTTGCTGCACGTAAGCCAGCCTCAGGTAACAACTACTTGCATCGCTGGAATGACACAACAGATGCTTGGGTAGCAATTACGTCTGTAGGTTCACCTACTATGACAGGCGTAGACAAGGTACGCTTCGAGAGCTTTAACTGGGGTGCACCTAAGTTTGCTATGGCTGATGGGGTTAACCCTGCAGCTACTTGGGATGGTACTACGTATGTACAACTAACAGGGGATCAAGCACCCAGCGCACCTAGCTTAGTTGCTGCATTTAACAACCACCTATTCTTAGCAGGGGATAGCTCAGAGCCATACAATCTGTACTTCAGTGCGCCACTAGACGAGACAGACTGGACTCCCGCTTCAGGTGCTGGTGTTGTCAACGTAGGGTTTGAAATAGTTCAGATCAAAACTTTCCGTGATCAACTTTATATCTTTGGTACTAATAACATCAAACGCCTAGTTGGTAATAATATTGCTGACTTTCAGTTGCGTACTGTCACATCTAACTTAGGGTGTGTTGCACCTGATAGTGTTGCAGAGTTCAACGGTGACATTATCTTTCTATCACCAGATGGTATTCGTCCTGTTACAGGCACAGAACGTATTGGTGATATTGAGCTTGCTACTCTTTCTAAGCCTATTCAGTCTATCTTTGAAGACTACACAGCTAATGAAGACCTAGCCACAATGACTACTGTAGTTCTAAAGAAAAAGTCTCAGTTCCGTTTATTCTTTGCTGATCAGGAATCTCTAGGTGTTATTGGTGCTATTCGTCGTAGTGGACAGGGTGGTGCAGGGTTTGAGTTTAGTCAGCTTGTAGGTATGTCTGTACGTGTAGCTGATAGTGGCTATATTGGTGACGAAGAGTTTGTCATTCACGGAGATTCTACGGGTAATGTTTTCAGGCAGGAGACAGGTACAAGTTTCAACGGTAATGAAATCTTTAGTTTGTATCAGACTCCGTTCTTCTACATGGATGATCCTGCTTTACGTAAGTCTTTCTATGAAGTAGACACTTATATGCGTTCAGAGGGTGAAGTTACGGTTGTTATGGGCATAGAGTATGACTACTCTGATCCTGATGTGACAGTGGGTTCGGATTACACTTTGTCTACTGCAGGTGCTGCAGCTTTCTATGATAAGGCTACGTATGACTCAACAGATATCTACGATGGTAACCCTTCTCCTGTAGAAAATACTACTATTTCAGGTTCAGGTAAGTCTGTTTCTATTCGTTATGTTACTAACAGCACAGACCCTAGTCATACTATTCAGGCTATTACATTAACTTATGGTCTAGGCGATAGACGTTAAAAGAGGATACTAAAACATGTCAGGCTATACACGCCAATCTACCGCAGACATTGTACCTACATCCGTTGTACGTGCAGCGCCTATCAATGCAGAATACAACAAACTACGTGATGCTTTCACTCAGAGTGATACAGGTACAACAGGTCACAAACACGATGGCTCCTCTGATGAAGGTTCCTACGTTCCGTTTATTGCTGACTTAGACAAGCAGAACTATCTTACAGTAGATCAAACAAATAATCGTTTTGGTTTGTTCCTTGAGGTGAGTGGTTCCCCAGTAGAGCAATTACGTTTTCAGGATGGTGTTATCGTTCCTGTAACTGATAATGATATAGACTTAGGTACGTCTAGCCTAGAGTTTAAAGATTTGTATTTAGATGGTACAGCTACTATTGACACGCTTCAGGTGGACGAAAGTGCAACCATTACAGCAAACCTAACTGTAAACGGCAACACTACACTAGGTGATGCTGCTACAGATACAGTTACCTTTACTGCCGATATTGCTTCGCCAATTATACCTTCTGCTGATGATACTTATGACTTAGGTGCAGTAGGCTCTGAATGGCGTAATTTGTACATTGATGGTACAGCCAATATTGATAGCCTTGTAGCTGATACTGCAGATATAAATGCTGGTACTATTGACAACACGGTTATTGGTGGAACTACGGCTGCTGCTGCAGATTTTACTACTATGGATGCATCAGGTAATGCTACTGTAGGTGGAACCTTTGCTGTAACTGGTGCTACAACTCTTTCGTCTACTTTGGCTGTTACAGGTGCAACAGGCATTGATGGTGACTTTGATATTAATACAAACAAGTTTACTGTGGCTTCTGCCTCTGGTAATACTGCTATAGCTGGTACACTAGGTGTAACAGGTGCTGCTACTCTGTCTAGTACTCTTGATGTAACGGGTGCAGTTACAGCCAATGCAGGTGTTAGCATAGATAACATCACTATTGACGGTACAGAGATTGATCTTAGCTCTGGTGACCTGACAGTTGATGTAGCTGGTGATATTATTCTTGATGCAGATGGTGGAGATGTTACACTAAAAGATGCAGGTACTACCTACGCTAATTTAAAGAACTCTTCTGGTGAGCTTGTTCTACAAAGTGGAAGTACTCCTACTACAGCCGTAACATTTAGCGGTGCCAATGCAGACTTTGCTGGTACATTAGATGTTACAGGTGCAGCTACTTTAGATTCCAATCTGTCGGTAGCTGGTAATGCAACAATTACAGGCAACCTTACTGTTAATGGTACTACAACCACTATAAACACTACGAATGTTGTGGCTCAGGATTTGTTGATAGAGCTAGGTAATGGTTTAGTTAGTGACAATACTTATGATGCAGGTATTGTTATAGAACGTGGACCCACTCTTGACAATGCGTTCATTGGGTTTGATGAATCAGTAGATAAGTTTACTGTAGGTACTGGTACATTTACAGGTGCAAGCACAGGTGATTTAACAATTACCACAGGTACTATGGTTGCTAACATAGAAGGTAATGTTACTGGTAACTTAACGGGTAATGTTACAGGTAATGTTACAGGAGATGTCACAGGCACCCTAACAGGTAACGTTACAGGTGATGTAACCTCCTCTGGCACTATTCAATACGCCAACTTGTCAGATGGTACTATTACTATAACAGGGTTTGTAGACGAAGATGATATGACATCTGACAGTGCTACACTTATTCCTACTCAGCAATCTGTTAAAGCATATGTAGCTACTATTGCAGGACAGTCTAATAACGTTGTTGGTCTTACCTCTACAGCAGCAGAGTTAAACAAACTAGATGCAAGTGCTGTAACGCCAGCAACAGTAACACTAGCTGCATCTGATGGCTTTGTTATAAACGATATATCGGCTACTGAAACTAAGGTAGCTCTTATAAGTGATATCGACACATATGTATCTAGCTCGACTGCAACACTTACAAACAAAACAATTACTAGCCCTATTGTCACAGGACTGCATCTAAACGATTCAGGTTTTACTGTAGAGGGTTCTAGTGCAGACGATAACGAAACTACAGTGTCGTTTGCAAACCCTACAGCAGATCGTACGGTTACTATACCAGATGCCACAGGTACAGTCTTACTTGATTCTAACATAGGCACTTCAGTACAAGCTTACGATGCTAACTTGACAAGCTTTGTAACAGCCCTTACACTACCTACAGCAGATGGTACAGCAGGGCAGTTCCTAAAGACAGACGGTGCAGGTACAGTTAGCTTTGCATCTATTCCAACTATCAATACACTGAATGACATTGGCAACGTAACTATCACGAGTGCTGCATCTGGTGAGTTTTTACAGTGGAATGGTAGTGCATGGGTTAATGCTACAGTAGAGGCGTTTGACACTCAGACACACACTACTACTGCAACTACTCAAGTATCTATTGCAGAGTATGCACATGCAACGTATGACGGTGTTAAAGCTGTTATCACAGCCGACGATGGCACTAACCGTAGTATTACAGAAATATTAATTACACATAATGGTACAACTGCAGTAGCTACC